TGTTTCGTTTCGGATATCCGGGATCAGACGGCTGGCGCGAATGCAGCCTGGACCGCGTCCAAGATCAGGTTATTCTCGATGGCGGGCACTCCGTCCGGATTGTTGCCCGTGGCTTGGTAGATGATCCACTGCGCCTTCAATACCCACTTATAGGGCATGTTGCTTTGCTGCGACGTGACCTCATCGTGCTCGGCCTGGAAAATCGCCGGCTGCTGGTCGACCGGTACGTCGGAGAACAGCTTCACCCGACGCGACCGCGTCTGCCAACCGCGCGCCGGCGTGCCCCATTCAATGGACTCGCTCAACGCGAAGAGTGCACCGAAGATCGCTTCACGGTTCACTTGGCGCTCCTAATGCCTTCGACCACCGCGGTCTTGAGACCGAGGCTGATTTCCACAGACATATCCCGAAGACCGCTACGCATGTAGGAGCGCTCGGGAAACGTCGAGCCCGGGTGGTTCACCCGTTTGAAGAATACGTTCTCGCCCTTCCAGTTGAACGCGAGGACAGACGCCTTCTTCGGCACGATCACGTGGGCCGCGGTCTTACCACCGTACTCGTGGATGCGGCCGTAAGGCACGTCCGACGATTGGAAGACGATGCCGAGCACAGCTGTGGCTGTCTGCTCGACCTTCGTGCCGATTGACCGCATAAGGCGGCCAGACTTGCGGTTGAGGACTTGGCCGCTCAGCTTGTTGGTCTGAATGTAGTTCTGCAGTTTGAGAACCAGCATCGAGACCTTGCGCAAAAGCGAAGCCGCCACCGAGGCGGGCATGGCCTCGAGGCGAGCGATCAGCTTGGCGTCACCGAGAAGGCTAACAACGGGGTTCATATCGGCGCCACCCGTCGGTATTGTTGGAGGATCGCCGCGGCGCGGTCGTTGAAGAGGTTGTTATCCCACACAATGGTCTCTTGACCGCCGAGGGTTTTCGACTTGACGCCGATGCGCTGCTGGTACCGGACAGCCTCGCCCACCATCTCGTAGGCAGCCTGCTCGAGGTCGGCCGGCACATAGGAGTAGACGATGGTGACCGATTTGCCAACGTCGGCGACGTTGAAGCCATAGTTACCGAGCGCGTCGACTGTGTACTCACCGGCGGCCGGGTTGCTCGCAACCTTCAGCATGGCGATTTCCCCGTCGAGCACTTCGATGTCGCCCGCCCAGGTCGCGCTGAGCGAGCTCACCAGGATCGCGCCGGCGGTGGGCGTATCGGTCGGCACGCCGACGATGGTCAGCGTGTCCTCGGTCTTCCAGCCTGCCGTGTAGGTGACAAACACCGAGTCCTTGCCATACGGGAACACGTAGCCCATGAGCGTCACGCGCTGCGGGCCTTCCTCGGGCGTGTCGAGCGGGTTGATCTTGTAGCCGCTACCTGTGGCACCAGGCGCGAGCAGTTGGGTGATCGTCGGGCCACCGACAATCTGAATGGACTGAAGCGACTGGATCGGCCACTGCTTCAGCAGCATCCACGTCTTGCCATTGCCATCATAGAGTTCTTCGTACTGGCGGACGCACACGGTCTGCCGGCCGATGTAGCTGAGGATGAACCGGCTTGCGCTCTGGATCAGCCGCTCGATGTTGGCGTCGGACGCATCGTTGGTGATGCCGAGCCAAGCCTTTGCATGTGCGAGCGTGGTCAGAGCGCAAGCCATTGTTCTTTATTCCTCTTCCGGGGCCTTGTCCTTGAGCGACTTGGCGAGGTCCACCAGTTGCTCGCGTGACATCTTGCGATCCGCGGACTCGCCGCGCTCGCGGATGAAGTCGATGAGCTCCGCCTTGGACGCGCGGTCGAAGTCAACGGCGTCGGCATCGTCGTCCGCCTCGTCTTCGGCATCGTGCGCGACACGCGCGAAGTTGAAGGGACGCTTCTCGAGCACAGCAGCATGATGCGCCGCCACTTGAAAGTAGCCGCGCTCGCCTTCGTACTCGACGCCATCCACAGAGATCGAGGAGCAGCCCTTATCGGGCGACTTCACTCGGACCAGGTTCTTTGGTGCTTTTGCCACGTCATTCTCTCCTCAGGGGTTATTGCCGTTCGGGCTCCCAACGATACACCGGAAGCCGGTGCATTGTAACGAGTCCGCCGGATCGGGAGGAGCCCGTAAAGACTCCTCCCTTTCGCGTCGTCAGCATTAGCCGGCGGCGATACCGGTGATGACGGCCATGGACGGCGGGAAGTAGTGCTGGAGCACTTCATCCGCGTAGACGCCGTACTCGTACTTACGAGTGCGGAGCGGCCATTCGATCTGGTAGTAGTCCTGGCGGCAGCGGACCTGCATGACATTGTTGACGTTGCTCAGCGGGTAGGGGAGCTTCGTCGTGGTCATCAGGATGGTGCCGCTCGGCAGGTTCGGGTGGATGCGAACCTTGATCGTGTTGGCGCCGGCCATCGAGAAGCGGTTCAGGTAGGTGGCGACCATGATACCGCCGGCGATCATGCCTTGCTCGGGGTTGAAGACGATACGGTACGCGCCCGTGGTCTGACCCGCGTTCAAGATCTTCTTGCCGATGTCGAGGGCTTGCTGGCTCGAGAGCCAGATCGTGTCCGGCGACAGGCGATAGTTGTCCCAGAGGGACTTCAACGCCTCATCGAACTCGACGATGCCGCCCGCGCCGTCGCTGGTGAGCGTGCCGCCAGCGAGGTCATCCCAGTAGGCATTGCTGCCCGGCTTGAGAGCCTGCGTGAGCAGACCGTCAAAGACCAGCGCGTTGACCGAGTTGTCGGCCGCCGGCAGATCGTCGCGGTCTTGCGTGCCCGCACCCGTAGCCGTGGTGATGCGGTAGGACGGAGTGCCCGTGATCGCGCCGAGCGTTGCACCGCCGGCCGAAGCACCCCAGAACCAGGCGTAGCCGACAGCACCGCGGACAGCGGCCACAGCAGCGAGCACGGATTGGGTAGCGCCGCCGCCGTTGACGACGATGGACGCCGAGTTCGAGCGTTGGGCCGAGCCGCCGCCGAAGGTGTCGGTCGAGCCGTCAGCATTGACGCGAGTGATCTCGGTCGGGATGCCGCCAGCAACCGTGGCGTTGGCGAAGCCTTCCAACGTCAGGGCAACCGCCGTAACGTGGTAGGTGCCGTCGACCAGCGCGCCGCCCGTGGTGGACTGCGAGAGAGTCGGGGTCGGCGTGGTGCCGAGCGCGAGCGAGCCGTTGCCGCCCAGGAGCAGCAGTTCTTCGCCGAGCATCAGCGACTCGAGGCCCGAACGCGCCGCGATTGCGCGGACGTCATCGAAGCCTTGGCCGGCGTACTGCGCCTCGAAGTCGACGTTCGACTCGATACCGATGCCCTTGTAGGCAGCGGTGTAGTCGGCCGTGCTGACCGCGATGACCGCGTTCCGGTTACCGCCGCTCACGCCGACGCGGACGCCGGACGTGTTGATGCCGGTAACGGCGCGCCAGTTCGCCTGAATGCCGCCCTTGCCGGACACGCGCGGAATTTCGTTGCGCAGCGGCGTCAGCACCGGATAGAGGATTTTCGCCGGGGCTTCCAGGTCATAGAAGTTGATGCCCGACGTGGCCGAACCCGGCTGGCTGAAGGTCGACTTCAACAGCTCGGTGTAGAGGCGCGGATCGGTGATCGGCGACTTCTGGGCTTCGCCCAGCGCCTTTTGCAGAGCCTCGAGGGAGGCACCCGCAACAAGGCCTTCGATTTGAGTTTGCAGGTTCATTTTACTTTCTCCGTAAGTTTCAGTTCGGTATTCCAGAAGTGCCCGTCTCCGGGCGGTGCGGGTGCTTCCCGTCTCCGGTCAGCTTATTTCTGCCCCCGATCAACGAGGGACATAGGACGCTGTTGAGCCGCACGGATCGCCAGGTCCTGAAGTTGTTCCGGTGTCATCTTCGCCAGCGCATCCTGAAGCGTTTGCGGGAGAGCGGGCTCGGACGTCACGCCTGAACGGTCGCCGGATTTCTCGACCACAGAGGTCCGAGGAGCGGACGGAAGCGGCTGCGCCTTGAGCGCGATGACTTCCTTCTTGAGCTTCTCGATTTCCGGCACCGCATCAGCGATGATCTTGTTGAGCCGTTCGTTATCAGCGCGCAGCTGATCGCGTTCGGTCTCGGCCTTGACGAGATCCGTCTTGGCAACCTTCTCGGCCGCTTCGGCGTCGTCCGCGTTGTCGTCGCTGGACACTGCCTTGCAGGCAACGCCGAGCTCGACAAGCGCGTCATGCGCTTTCTGCAGGCGCTCGATGTCCTGCTTCGAGTTGCGCGCGCCGGCCTTCTCGAGGCGAGCCTTGTCGGCGATGAGGAACTTGACGCCCTCCGCAGCATGAACCGCCACTTCCGGATCGTCTGTCGCATCGACTTCCGCGGTGGACTCGTCGGCGGTGCCGGCGCCAGCGTCGGTAAGCTCTTCGACTTCCTCGGGCTTGAGGCGGGCGACCATCTCGGCGGCTTCTTCCATCGCCATCTCGATGAAGGTGAGGGTCAGCTGCTTGATGTTCTCCTTGAGGTGCGCGGGCACCGGCGAGTTGTCGCCTTCCCAGTCCGCCTCGCTGGCGACGCAAGACTGGATGCAGGCCATGTCATCAAGCAGGCGGGCGAACCAACCCACTTCATACATGCCTTTGGCGAGGATGTCGTCACGCCGCGACTTCTTCGCGAGGAACTTGAGCACCTTGGAAGCCTTCGACAGATCGGCAAAGGCCTCGGGAAGTTCCTCGGTGCTTTCGCCGTGCAGCGCCGCACGGAGGCCGCTGAGCGCCTTGCTGAGCGGATCAGCGGACTTCGCGGCGTTGATCGTCGCCTGGTGCTCGACCGCGGACTCCTTCTTGGCGAACGTGCGGCCGTCTGTGGCCTTCCACACCTGGATGAGGTCGTTCCGGGCGGCTGACTTCTCGGCTTCCTTTTTCTTCGGATCGGCCTCGTCGTCTTCGGCGTCGTCATCAGCCCCTTCTTCGCCCTCCTCATCGCCTTCTTCGCCCTCGTCCGCCTCTTCGTTGGACTCCTCGTCGTCGGCTTCGTCTTCTTCTTTAGCCGGGTCTTCCTCGGCGCCGGCCTTGGCTTTCTTTTTCTCTTCCTTCGCCTTGCGCTTCTCGGCGTCCTCAGCGATCAGCGCATCTCGCGCCTTATCGATGTAGTCCACCCAGCTGGTCGCGGCAGCGTCGGCCTGAGCCATCTCGGTGGCCTTAGCCGCAATCGCCGCGTTATCCGGCACGAACTCCTTCTCGGTCTTCACCGCCTTGAACGCGATCTGCTCGACCG